TTCGCTACGTTTTGATCGTATGTCCTAGCTAAAGCCTTACCTAGCTCATCAGCATAGGTAGCTCTAACGTCATAGTGATTCTTGAGTTCATCAATATTAGCAATGAAACTCTGTGCAATTAATAGATCATCAATGTTGATAATCTTTTCGTTTGCCTTGATTTGGTTTGCTCCAACTAAAGGAGTTCCTACTGTGTGATACGCAGCAGTAGCAGTTCCTAATACTGGAAACTGTGCTGACTTACCACTTGTGATAGTACGAACTGAATGAAGTTGATCGTTGAAGATGTTGTTACGAGCAAAAGCTGTAAGAACTTCTCCTGAGAACACTTTAAGAAACAGAGCGTCAAAGTCTGTTCCTGTATTGTTCACCAAACCAAGACGAGATACAGGCACTTAAGATATTTAGATTTCTACTCTGTTAATTTATACTGACCCACAATTCCACTTCCTTAAAGCAAGGGCTTTGCGAGTTAACTTGCCATCTTTTTTTAATGGTCCTTTTGCCTTAGACATTCTTGCACAAAAAGATTTTCTTCTTGCTTTTTGTCTAGGAGAAAGACCTGTCTTTTTAGTAACAGGAGCTTGCAAGTTTCCACCTGTTGCTCGGTTATATTTCCTACGACCAGAAGCAGTAAGACCACCTGTGGGGTCTTTATCCTTCTTAGTAAGAGATACTCCCTTAGACATAAAAAATGTAAGCTATTTAAAATATAACACTGTTATGCAATCTTTAAACTGTTTCGTCCTTTTCTTCTTTTGTGATTGTAAGAAATTCTTTTACTACTAGTTTTTGCTTTTTTAAATCTTGATTTCTCTTTACTACTTAATTCACTAGCAGTCTTAGGTGTTTTACTACTAACTCTTTTAGAAGGTCTGCAAGCAGGGTAGCCACGATTTTCTCCCTTCTGTCTTCCACAGGGTTTACCTGTTTTGACATCTACCCACTTCTCATCAAACCATCTACGTAAACTCATTTGCCTACTTGTTTCTGTGCAGTAGTATGAGCTTGTTTAAATGTCTTACCTTCACGCATAAGTTTTTTCATAAGGTTCATGTGCTTGGGTGTGTGATGAACTGAATGTGCTTTCAGTTTTTTCATCTGACTTAAATTAAGTTTTGTCATTTACGTATCCTTAAAGATTTTCTAGTGTAACCAGAAGCAGTTTTTCTTTTACCATCTGGTCCTTTGATGTTTCCTTTACATACTCTTACAGCATAGGCATTAGCGTAAGCCGAAGGATATACCTTGAACTTACGCTTTGCTGCTGCTTTACCTCTGGCACATAGTTTAGTCATTAGCCAAATACATCACTACCAGAAAGTCTTCTTTGTACATCTTCTGTATAAGAGACATCTTTACCATATCTTTTATCAGACATAGCAGCAACAACTTCTGCTGTTGATCTATAAGGTGTTGGACCACTAGAAGCTGGTCTACCTGTTACTAGATTTGGTTCTACTCCCATAGCATTTTGGTAACGTGAATACAGACCTTCAACTGCTAATTGTATAACAGGTGCATCTGCTGTTTCTGTAATCTTATCAAAGGCTTTTATTTCTTGTTCAGATAAATTATCCTGACACCAGTTTTTCATATTCTCGTATGATTCATCACCACCTATAGAATTTTTTATATCTTGTATTTGTCTTGAAGGTATTTCATCTCCTTCTGCCATACCTCTTAATCCATCTAAATAGGTATCAATTATTTGTTTAGAGAAACCTGCTTCTCCTAACTTGTCATAATCATCTTCAGTGATTTCACCAGAATCAGCAAACCTTTGTGAAATCTCTTGAGGATCTATACCAACTTCTTCTAATACAGAAGCAAGGCCATCACCATAAAATTCTTCAGCATTAAATTCTGATTCTTCTTGTGTTTCTTCTTCAACAGCTTCTTCTTGCTGTTCTGTATTTGATCCAAGTTTGCCTTCTAATTCTTGATAAGATGCAACAAGGTCTTCTACGTTTTTAAATTTACCTAAGATAAGACCATTTTCATCTGTTTCATTTTCAGCAAGGTTGGTCAAATCTTGTTCTGACAATGGGGGAGTTTCAGAAACATTTACTTGTGATGAAGTCATAAAATAATTTGTTAGTTAAAAGTAATTGTATTCCCATTTTTAGTAACAACATCTCCTTTGTTACCAGAAACAGGATTAGGGTCATTGACTCCTAGTTGAGAAACTACAGCTTTAGCTTCTTCTGTCTTAGGAGCTTCTTCATTGTTGTTCGATTTCTTGGTTGGCATTAGTACCCTCAGATAGTTGTTGTGCTTGTGCGTTATTTTTAGGATCAAGTAATGGAGATCCTAAAGCAGCAGGTCCAAGACTTTGTATTAACTGCTGTTGTGCAGCAGCTTCAGTTTCAGCTTGGATCTGTTCTTGTGTTTTGACTAGGTTAGCAGTATCAATTCCGATACTGGTAGCTAGTCTTTTTATAGCTTCATCTACATTTACGTACTGTCTCATTACATCTGGTCCAAGAGCTTGAGCTACAGTGCTGATAAATTCAATAAGTTTATTTCTATCATTACCTCTACCAAGACCTTGTAATCCTGTAACGATTTTAGGTTTAACTAATTTATCTGGAAGCTTTGGTACTTTACCTGATCTTACTAACATGTGCATACGTCTTCTTAGATATGGTAGTTGGAACTCTTGAGTCAAGATACTGTAGATGCCACCTAGACTATTCTCTAGTTCTTGTGCCATAAGAGTTACTTCTGCTGCTGTTACTCTTTCTGCATCTCTCTGTATTGATCTTGCCATGAGGAAAGCAAACTCAAGTCTTTGTTCTATACGTTGTATGGCACTGAAGGAAACACTAAAGTCACCAGCTTTACCTACTTGCATAACAGATATATCATTAGCAGATCCTTCTCTTATTGCACCATTGGGAGCTTTGGCTAGTGTTGCTGCTCTGGTAACACCATTAGGATTTACAAGAAATAATACTTTTGCACTGGCAGCAGCACCTTCTATGATGGCTTGCATTAAAGATTCAAGAGTAATTAAATCACCACGATATTCTTCAACATATCCTCTACCATAATCTTCTCCATCTATACGAATGAAACGTAATAAGATCCAAGGAGAAACATCAGCTTTTGATCTGCCATCTGTATTAGGAATCTTTTCACCTTTACATTCTTGATACCAAATAAACTCATCATTAATTCTTTTAACGTATGTATAAATATCTAAATCACCTTTCATAGTATTAGCGTCATAGTTCTCTTTTTTCTTTATTTGTTCTAAGAACTCAAGTGGTAACGCTAAAGGATTTACAGTTTCTTTTGTAAGTATTTCTAAAACATTACCCACTTCATCTCTCTTGCATACAAACTTAGATAGTGGGTAAACTTTTAAACCTTTATCTGTAAGATATAACAAGACATTACCAGAGACTACTAAATGCTTAAGAGCTTCAAACATAGCAACTCTGTCATTAGAAATCTCTATAACATTTTGCAAAGCATTTTCAATAGTTCTAAGACCTTTATCAATTTCACTTTCTAATCCTTCTTGTCCTTCTTTTATAAGTTCTAAACTATCAATAGTTAATTTAAAGAAAGGAGTATCAGGTGGTAATAAAGTCATTAAGAATTTATTACTTAAACTATTAACACCTCTAGCACCTACAGATTGAAAGGGAGTTTTTACTTTAGCTCTAGTACCTGTAGTAGATTCTGGAATAAGACTAGGAATTGTAAGCTTAGAAGATTCTTTAGCTTCTCTGTCATAAGTAGACCTCATACCTACTAATGATTCATACCTGCCAGCAGCAGTTTGTCCTTGTGTTGAATACTCCATATTAGTAATTTAGGTTTGAAGTACCCCTTGAAGCGATACGCAATGAAGAAGTACCTCTTCTTTTACCACCAATAAGTCCTCTTGTTTTAGTAAATCTTCTTTTCTTTTGCTCAGGTACAGCAGCTTGTTCAACAGGAGTTTTAGCCATAGTTGTAGCTGTCTGTCTTGTTGCAGGTGCAGCTTCTGGTGTGGGAGTAGGTGCAGGGGTAGGAGCTTTAGCTACTGGTGCTGGTTTAGGTGCTGGTGCTTTTGCTACAGGAGTAGGAGCGGGCTTTGGAGTTGCCTTGACTACTGGTTTAGGAGTTGGCTTCGGTGCAGCCTTAGCTACTGGCTTGGGTGCAGGTGTGGGTTTTGTAATAGTTGCAGTAGCAGTTGGTCTATTCTTTCTTTTCCTTTGGCTTGCTACTAGACCAGTAGCCAATGCGATAGGGGCAATAGCAGGTGCGCACATGATTAGTACCTTAGGTTACGAGTGGTGGATAAGGGTATTCTTAATGATTGAGTTCCAAGTCTTCTTGCTTTTGTTGTTCTCTGTCCTTTTCTTTTCTTTTCACCTTCTGGAGTATCAGTTCTATTTGTACCGACTACAACTCTTTCAGCAGTTTTCTCTGGTTTTGGTGCAACTGGTCTTGGTTCTGGTAAAGGCGGTGGTGAAGGTCTGCTAAAAAAACACATAAATAATTACTCCAATACTTTGCTAGATAGCATGGTTTCTTTTTGTCGTTTCTGTTGTTCGATTAAATAATCTACAACATACCTTTGACCTGCACGATACCATACTTCTCTATCAGATAAAGATAAATCAGGGTGACGATTTGGAAAGATACTATCTAAACTATATATCAATTCATCTGTTATTACAGGTAATTTATGATCCACAGATTTAATATAGTTAACATTATTTTATATGTTAATGTATAGATAGCAAGGATTGGTTGCCTTGCTGTACTGCTTTGAAAACCCTATGTTGGTGGTTCCTCATAGGGTTTTCTTTAT